CTAACTGGAAAGATAATTCAATACAGGTATTCTGTAATTATACCGGTTCGAAGATGTATTGGCGCACCTGGCAGGCTTACGGCGATGTGTGGGGTGCGTGGAGACAAGTAATTGGATCCAATGGCGGCAATGCTACAATAAATAACAGACTTCAGCTCACCGGAACGCAATATCCCCAGATTTACGGAAACGGTACTTCATTGCAATTAGGCGTAGACACTAACGCCGCTGTCGGCGTTGTTTTACAGGGAGGCGTATTCAGGGAAGCGGGCGACGGATCGCTTAATTTAGGAAACGGTTCTCACAGGTGGGCGGTTGTTTATGCCAAAACAGGTTCCATAAACACCTCTGACCGAAACGAGAAAAATACAATTGCCGATATTGATCCGGAACAGGCTGAAAAGCTCATTATGGGATTGAAACCCAGCACCTTTAAATTCAACGACGGCACCAGCGGCAGAACCCACTGGGGGTTGATCTCTCAGGATATCGAGGAGCTCCTTCCACAGATCGGAATGTCGGATTTGGATTTCGCCGGATTCATCAAGACCCCAAAAACAGAGGATTATTACGAGGACGTTCCCGAGACTGTCACAGACGAGGAAACCGGAGAGGAAAAAACTGTAACCCGAAAAGAATTGAAAACCCGAACCGTAGAGGGCGAATATGTATACGCTTTGCGTTACAGCGAATTTATTGCCCCTTTGATCTGCATGGTACAGAAGCAGCAAAAGCAAATTGAGAATTTAGAGCGGCGTTTATCCGCTTTAGAAAACAAGGAGGAAGCAAAATGAAAATCATTGGCATTGACGTATCTACCTGGCAGGGGAAAATCGATTGGAACCAATTGAAAAACAGCGATGTAAAATTCGCCATTCTCCGTTCCTCTTTCGGTTCTCCGGATCCTTCTCAGGTGGACAATCAGTTTGAAAACAATTACAAGGGAGCCAAAGCCGCCGGAATCCCAGTAGGCGCTTACCACTACGGCTATGCGGTTTCCGAGGCTGAGGCCCGCCAGGAGGCCAGGTTTTTCCTGGACACCATCAAGGGCAAGCAATTCGAATATCCCGTCTATTACGACGTAGAGGACAATGGAACGATGGGCACGCTTTCCCGGCAGACTTTGACCAATGTAATTAAGGCTTTCTGCTCTGAGGTTGAAAAGGCTGGGTATTATGTGGGCGTTTATGCCTCCCTCAGCTGGCTGGACGGCAAGTTCTATCCTGACCAGCTTCCCTATGATATCTGGGCTGCCCAGTATTTTACTGAGTGCCAGTACTCCGGCCAATATGGCATGTGGCAGTACACCAGCTCCGGCAACGTTCCCGGAATCCAGGGCGGCGTGGATATGAATGAGTGCTATCAGGATTATCCTAAGGCCATCAAGGAGAAGGGCCTTAATGGTTTTGATAAACCCACTCCAGCTCCCGCGCCCGAGCCAGCGAAAACGGTAGATGTATACTACCGGGTAAGAACCAAGGCGGACGGCTGGCTTCCCGAGGTGAAAAACCTTGAGGATTACGCGGGATTTACCGGAGCCGTCACTGATGTCGCTGTTCGTGTTTCCGCTGGTTCCGTAAAGTACCGGGTACATATTAAGGGCGGCAGCTGGCTTCCCTATGTGACCGGCTGCAACATCAACGACGCTGTAAACGGCTACGCGGGAAACGGTTTGGAGATTGACGCTGTTGAAGTGTATTATTACACCCCGGACAGCATCAGGCCGTATAAGAAAGCCAAATACCGGGTCGCTCCTGTGGGCGGAAGCTATTATCCCTGGCAGTATGACAATGAAACCGGAAACGGCCAGGACGGCTACGCGGGCGCTTTCGGAAACGCCATCGGAAAGCTTCAGATTGTAATCGAGTAAGGAGGTGGAGCTGATGTCAACAGAAATCATCATCTCCGTCATTTCTCTGCTGGGAACCATCGTGGGGAGCCTGGGAGGCGTTTTAGTTTCCAGCCGGCTGACCACCTACCGGATTCAAAAGCTCGAAGAAAAAGTGGCTAAGCACAATAACCTGATTGAAAGAATGTATAAGGTGGAGGACAGCGCGAAAAGCGCCCATCACCGAATCGACGAGTTAAGGGAGGAACTGAAATGAAAATCAACTGGAAGGTACGGTTTAAAAACCCTGTGTTCTGGTTCAATCTGGCAGCGTCCATTTTTCTGCCCATGCTGGCCTGTCTAGGCTTCCATTGGGAAGACATGACAAGCTGGCAGGCTGTGGGGAACGTGCTCTTACAGGCCGTCCAGAGCCCTGTAATCGTGGTGTCGGTCCTGGTATCCGTATGGAACCTGTTAAACGACCCCACTACAAGCGGCCTAAGCGATTCCAGCCAGGCGCTTTCTTATACCGAACCTAAGAAAAGCGATTGACAGAAAGACAGCCCCCCGGGAATTTTCCTGGGGGCTTATATTATTAACTATGGCCTTTTTTGTGGCATTAAACGCTTATATCCATTAGAAGACCTCAAAAACAGCCTTTTTTGTGCGGTTAATTTCTGCTGTGGGGATTCAAGCCACGTAAAACGCTACACGATCAATCACATGATGAACCTTCTCCCGCTTAACGCCAGCGGAATATAAAAGCGCGTTTTGCTTACAACCGCCGCTTGCCTGGCGCGGGGTATAAATTCAGGCTTGAACATTATAGCTCCGCCCTCCTTACCGTTTTCGGTGGGAGGGCTGTTTATTTTATGTTTTGACTTGCATTTTGACTTGCATAATTTAAAATAAACCCGAAAAAGCGGTTAAATTCTCAATTCTGAAAAACAAAAGAGCCCCCGCAAAAGCAGAGGCTCCAATGGATTGTAGGCCCGCAGGTTACTACAATACGATCACTAGCAATATGTTACCACGAGGTTGACTAAAAGTCAATAGCTATCTCGAACACATATCGCCTACCTCTATTTTATGCCATTTGTGAAAAAATATACACTTATTTTTACAACTTCATTCGTCATCGGCATTATGAGCCTTGTTTTGGCAATAAAAAAGAAGTAACCGCCCAGTTCCCAACTTAGCAGTTACTTCTATCGCTTTAAAGATGGGCTAACCGTCTCAAAGGTAGCGCCTTACGCTTTTATTGTAACCGCTTCTTTTTTCTATTTGTCAATAAGTTCCCCCGCTTTATCCGAGATGGGTTGAGTCGGGGGATTTTTTATTTTCTGATTACACACCCAGCACCATCGGTAAAAGTGCCGGAAGCGATCTTCGCGATATCATAAATCCAACCGCACACAAATAAACCGCCAGTCAAAAACCATATAATCCCACTTCCTACTTTCCCCACGTAAAAACGGTGAATGCCAAGGCAGCCTAAAAAGATCGCTAAAATTAAAACGACCATTTTACTCTTATGACTAATACCATTACCGCTGTATCCGGCATTAATATTAGTGTTTTCATTTTTGTTCACATTGTTGATGATGATGGTAGGTATTTGCTGAGAAGTAGAATTCCCAGCTTGTAATATGGTTCCGCAATTAGGACACACCTGCGCGTTTTCCACGTTTGCACCGCAATTTTGGCATTTCATATTTCCGATTCCTCCTAATTATAACACTGAAATTGATTAGAATACTTAATTCTGATCTTTAACACAATTATACATGGTTCACACTGTAAAATCAAGAATAAAGCGGAATATTAGCACATTATTCGCTAATAATAAGAATAAAGAAGGAATATTGGCACAATGAAAATATACGACTACAATGGAAAAAAGAATATTTGTGGGGAAAGATTACGAGAAGCACGAGTTGTTCAACGACTGCGCCAAGAAGATTTAGCGGCAAAAATCCAAACAATGGGTGCCAATTTGGAACGAGATAGCATAAGTCGAATAGAGATTGGAACGCGATTTGTTTCAGATTTTGAGTTAAAAGTATTTGCTAAAGCGTTGGGCGTTTCTGTTGATTGGCTTTTAGACAACGAATGAAGGCGGTGGGGGGGAATTCCCGCCGCCTTATTTTTTCTTGTTTATTTACAAAATCCATTGACATACTGCAATAAGTATGATATAATTAAAATATCGAAAGGAGGTGAAGAGAATGGCGCAGGACATAGGAAAAGCCTTGCAGGAGCTTTCAAAAGCGATTGAGAATAACGAAGCGGTGGAAAGCGTTGTTATCAAAATCACTTTGAAGAAACAAAAATCCGACAAGGCTTCAAATCCCAAAGAAAGCAAATAGCTTTCATAGGCAGGGAACGGGCGGGAAACCGCCCTTCCCGTAAGCCCTATTATAATATAATTTGCCCGTGATTGTCAACGGAGCGGGCGGAAAGGGGCGGAATATGGTTATTCGTAAGGGAAACAAAGAATACACGATCACAGAGCGGCGCGAATGCTGGGTGCTTTCCTGTACGATTGGCGGACTATCCGTGGAATACAAGGTTCCGAAGGATATTTGCAACGATGAAAAGGAATTGCGTGCCTACGTCGAAGCGGAAGAATTGTTTTAAAGGTGAGGACGATGGCGGAAAAAAGAAAAACAAAAACTTCTTCGGCGGTGAAGAACCGCTATAATAATCGCGTATATGGTTCTATTATCGTGCGCATTCCGAAAGAGATGGCAGAAGCCTTCAAGGAAAAGTGCGCCGTAACAGGGACGGCGCAAGCGCAAGTTATCAAGAAAGCGATTGAACAGTTCTTGGCAGAATAAGCGAAGCAACGGAGGGCGGCAGGATATGCCGCCCTTTTTTATTTCGTAGGAAGGGGAAAACGAGAATGCACAAGCATTTGACGTGGACGGATCGCCTTAAAATCGAGAAGGCACTGAAAGAGGGCTTGAAGCCTTGTAAAATTGCCGACCGCTTGCACGTCCATAATACAACGATATACAGAGAATTAAAGCGCGGAACCTATACGCATTTGAATTCCGACTTGACAATGGAAGAATGCTATTCGCCGGAAATCGCCCAACAACGCTATGAAGAAAATCTTAAAGACAAAGGCGGGGAATTGAAGATCGGGAACGATTACGAATTAGCCGCCTTCATCGAAAAAAAGATCGGTGAAGAAGGGTATTCACCCGCCGCCGTTATAGGAGAAATCAAACGACTGGGGCTGACCTTTAAAACGAAGATTAGTGAAAAGACGATTTATAATTATATCGATAAAGGTATATTTTACAGTATCAGTCGCAAGAGCTTGCCGGAAAATGGAAAACGCAAAAGGAAGTACGACAAGGTGGAGCGCAAAAAATCCGCACGCACGTCGGCGGGTGAAAGCATAGAAAGACGCGACCCAGAGATCGGAGAGCGAAAAACCTTCGGACATTGGGAAGGCGATTGCGTATGCGGAAAGAAAAAGACGAAGGAAGCTTTATTTGTCCTTTCGGAACGGTTGACGCGGGAGGAAATCATTATGAAGATACCGGATCAGACTTCCATCAGCATTGTAGCGGCGCTGAACAAGCTGGAACGCCGTTACGGAAAACGGTTTTCAACGATATTCAAAAGTATTACATTTGACAACGGATCAGAGTTCGCGGACTGCGCCGGAATAGAACGTTCTGTTTATGGGAAGGGCCGAAAGCGCACGAAAGCTTATTATTGCCACCCATACAGCGCATACGAGCGGGGAACAAATGAGAATATAAACAAAATGATACGGCGATTCTTACCGAAAGGAACAGACTTCCGGAAAGTAACCGCCGTATATATTCACCGCGTAGAATCATGGATCAATAATTATCCTCGTGAGATTTTAGGCTTTGAAACGTCGGGTTCGCTCTTTGAAAGGTACGTCGCCGAATCCGCTTGAAGCCTTCTAAAAAAACATTTTAATTTTTTCTGCTTTTACTCTTGACTTTTTCGCATGGAGAGAGTAATATTAAAAGCAGAGGAAATCAAAACGATTTTTCTGCTTTATTTTTTTAATCTTAACAAAGAAAGGGGCCTTAAAAATGGGAAAATACTCATATTTGACATTTGACCAGCGTCGCGAAATAGAATCGCTATACAACGACGGAAACAGAGTAGTAGATATTGCCTCAAAAATCCAAAGAAGTGTTGCTGCTGTTTACGAAGAACTCAAACGCGGATACACAGGGGAACTTGATGAAAATAAACGTCTTAAATACAACGCCGATCTCGCGCAAACAACAGTGCAAGCAAATATACGGCGAAGAGGCAACAAACAGTTAAATAAAAGCACTATCACTAAAACGTGAATATCTGTGGCGAAAAGGAAGCGGGATAAAAGGAGAATGGATTCATTGAAAAAGAGAAAGAAAAGAATCTATAAGACCTACCCAATGTTCAATCAGTACGCCGATGATGAAAGTTATAAGAGGTATAAGCACAGACAGTACAGAAATCTTATTATCAAATCTTTGCTGGCGCTCGTTCTTGGCCTGTTGTTCGAGTATTTGTTCTTGTGAATGCAGATACGCCTTTCCTGCTTCGCTGGTATATATGACGGTCTGATTCAGCGCAACAGGCTTTTCGCAGAGACCTTGCGAAATCAGAAAGCGGACGATTGCCTTTTCTTCCTGGTTGCACAAAAGCAAATCTACGCCACTTAACGAACGTTTCAACATTTCTATTTGTTCCTGTGTCATATTTACCTCCATCTATCAGGTTGATAAGTACAAGCAAAGAATACTACGCCTATTCCCCATCAGTCAAGGGGTTGGGCAAAGCAGAACGAAAAGGAAGCGGGGTGAGGAAATGTTAGACTGCAATTATCAATTAAAGAACACGGTTTTGGAAAAAGAAAAAGGGAACTCCATAATTTCTAAAATCATGGAATCCCTTAAAGGGCTGAATGTTACAACTGCGGAGTTTCTATTGGAAGAGTGCAAAAAGGAAATTTACCAAACAGCAAAGATTTAAAATGTACGTTCAACAATTTCTTGAATGCTGTTAGAAATATCCCCCAAATAGTTACGTTCGTTACCCTGAGTACTATAACCACGTACTATTGGAATTTTATCGGGTATGTGTAGCAAAATCGTATCACTATATGCTTTTCTATTCGCTTCATACTTAATCAAAAAAGTTACATCTTTAGCATTTGGCGTTTCATTAAAAATTAAATTTAGTTTTTGGCCCGGAGCCAAAAAGGTATTTTTAACAGCTTTTATTTGATCATTGATTTCTCGGTCTGCAAACTTTGCAGAGATTTCTGTAACACATTTAAAATCTGTAATTTTAGCACCCGTTTGGCCATAATTTTTCACAACAAAATAGCAGCGTAAAGTTGAAGTATATGCCCTTTCAAATTGTACTACTATATATGGCCTTGTACTCTCAGCAATCATTTTTGAATTTTGTCTTAATGTAATAACTGCAATGATAATTGAAGCTATGCCAACTGCAAACGACACCATAACCCCTATAAACTGAATCCAATCTGATATTGTAAAAAATTCAAACATGCTTTACTCACCTCCTCCCTATTGACATTTTACCACTCATTGGGAGGACAGGCAATCAAACCAAAATAAAATAGCCGCACTCAGGCGATAGAAAGGAGAAAAATACATGACACTTGAAGACCGAACACTGGTCAAAGAAATTGCTACCGAAATAAGAACCAGATTTAACTGCGAAACTCTCAATGCCAAACAGTTTTCTGAATATTTAGGCAGAGAAAGCGAATATGTTTGTGCCAAAATCAGTCAACGTAAATTGCCAGGGTTTAAAGACGGAAGAACCTATGTAATTCCAATTGATGCAATAGCTCTATGGATCGTAAGACTTTCGAAAACTAAGGATTTTCAGTAAAGGAGGACAAGCACATGAGCCCAGAAATGACGGTGGCGTTTATCGTTCTGGCGGTATGGAGCGCCGTATTCACAGCGGCATATATCGGCGAGCGGTACCGGAACCGGAAGCTGAGACAAGCTTTAAAGAAGAAAAGGAGCCGGTATGCAGCAGGTCATTATCAGCAAATTCACTGAAACCTCTCCGTGCTTTGGCTGTACGAAACGAACGCCGTTTTGCCACAGAATAGGCCAATGCGAACTTTTCACCGATTGGAGGGCCAGGAAAGATGTTTTTACCCGAGCGGAACAAGCAAAACGCAGAGGTTACCAAACAGCCAGGGACCAGCGCTCGGAACAGGTCTACAAGCAGTTTAAAAAAGATCATCTACCAGGGAGGTCAAAAGGTTGGAGATAATCAAGAGACAGCGAGGCCGGAACATTCCTTTTTACTTCACGATCACGCCGGACGAATACATAGAAATGAAAAAGGCAGATTGTGAAATAGACGGCAAGGAAAGCGCCGACAGGCGCGCGGCCTGGCACAGACAAAAGAAAAGCCGCCCTCGCGACTGGCATCACGAAAAAGCGGCACACGAAAAACAACTGAATATATTTTAAACCAAAACAGGAGGTTTGTCAAATGGACGATAAAGAGTTAATGATCTGTCTAATGAAAAAATGTTTTGAACTGGAAAAAGAAGTCGAAAACCAAAAGATAGCCGGCGACTATTGGTTCCGGGAATGGGAGAAGCTGAGAAATGAACAGAAGCAATGATAACGGCCTCTCCCGCGCGGAATTTAAGTACCTGTATGATACCGATAACGAGGAACCGGAAACGGATAAAAGCCCGGAATACGAGGCCCTGGAGTGGCTGAAGGAGGTATATTATGCCTACCAAGAATATCGTTGAGTTTACCAGATATACCGTACCTATAGAAATTACATTCAAGGACGGTATCGAGTGCTGTGAATGGTGCAATCGCAGCTTTATGAATATGAAACGGCATATTGAGTGTGGTCTTACCCATGAGGAAATAGTCAGCCCTAGAGATTCCATCGGGTGGAACTGCCCGGTCAGAAAATTGGAGGTAGCAAATGGAATTCAGACTGCTGAAAGCTGATGAAATTGACGTGAGAGTAGCTCAAGTTAAGGAATTCGGCTGTTCCCTGCTTCTATATAAAGACGCCCGTGTCGATATGAATATCTTAGACACTACTCCTGGAATCGGCCCGGGAAACTGGCAGCGCAGACATTATGAATGCAAGGGAAATTTATTCTGCTCTGTTGGTATCAAGATTGATGGTGAATGGGTATGGAAGGACGACGCGGGCGCAGAAAGTCAAGCCGAAAAAGAAAAAGGCGAAGCCTCTGACAGCTTTAAGCGGGCTTGTGTAAATTGGGGCATTGGCCGAGAACTTTACACGGCTCCATTTATTTGGATTCCGTCCTCTGAAATTTCCATTGTATCTAAAAATGGTAAGGCTACAACTTATGATAAATTCGAAGTAACAAAAATAGCCTATACAGATGACAGAAAAATTTCGGGGCTTGCTATTTGGAGGTTTGCCAATAAGGATAAAGACCGCAAACGTGTATTTGTCTGGCAGGGAGGCACTAATGAATGACTTAATTAATGCGGTAGGCGAAAAGACCGCTTTACTTGACGCCGCAATCCGTCAGCTTGGAAAACGCGGACAGGCTTATGCCGAGGCCGAAAGCAATTATAGAATGGCGCTGTCAAAGGCAATTTTGCAAGAGCGTGCAAACGGCACTCCAGTAACTATCATTTCCGATATCTGCAAAGGAAAATCTGATATTGCAAAATTGAGATTTCAACGTGATTGCGCCGAGGTGGTATATAAGTCTGCAATGGAGGCAATCAACAGTTATAAACTGCAAATCAGGATAATGGACGCGCAGATAGAAAGAGAGTGGCATAGTGGTTAACGAATACGGAGCAAAGCTTGACCGGAACGGCTATGCGCCAAGCATCATACAGGACGAAGCCGATGAAAGCTGTTTTGTTTGCTATGCCAATGGACATTATGACCCTCTCAACCGCCACGAGGCATTTGGCGGCCCATTCCGGGACAAGTCAAAGCGTTTAGGCTTATGGGTTTCCCTCTGCCATTACCGGTGCCATCAGGAGGGAAACGGCAGCGTACATAAAAATCGGGAATCCGACCTGCACATAAAGCGGATCGCCCAAATGAAGGCGATGGAAGCCTATCAATGGGACACAGAGGATTTTATCCGGGAGTTTGGAAGAAATTATTTGGAGGATTGAAAATGAAATTAGAGTATGTTGATATCAATAATATTCCAGAGAAGAAAAACAGAGTAAGATACGGCGCATTATCAAAGTTGATCAAGAATTTTCTGGACAGCGGAAAAGCCGCCGCTAAAGTCGATTATACCGACTTATATAAAACAGAACAAGGATTTGCGGCTTCAGCAGGTGTAATACTTCGCCGTTTAGGCAACCCAGCATTTGTAACTATACGGGATAAGGAAGTATATATAATTCGGCGTGAAGGGGAATCTGAAGAATGTTAAATACAGCGATTTTAATGGGAAGGTTAACCTCAGATCCAGAACTGAGGTACACACCTAACGACACAGCAGTTACCAGCTTCACCCTTGCGGTAGAACGGTCTTATGTAAAATCAGGCACAGACCGCCAGGTGGATTTCATCGACGTAGTGGTATGGCGGCAAACCGCTGAATTTGTCTGCAAGTATTTCCATAAGGGCCAATTGGCAGCGGTGCAAGGTTCCATTCAAACACGCAGCTACACGGACAAAGACGGCAATAAACGGAAAGCTTTTGAGATAGTTGCGGAAAGCGTGCATTTCGCGGAGCCCAAAAAGGATAAGAGCAATGAGCCGATTGTAACTATACCAGGAAATGATACTTTCGAAGAAATAATTTCGGATGACGACTTACCTTTTAACTAACCAACAGAAAGGCGGTGATAATGTGGAGCTGTTAAATCTAATCCCTTATGGAAAAGAAAACGCCATAAGCCGGGAAGATTTGTCCAAGCTTACCGGCTGGGACGATAGAAAGGTAAGGGAGGAAATCAAGCGGCTAATGAGAAACGGCGAACGGATTTTATCTTCCAGCAGTGCCAAGGGCTATTGGAGAAGCGATGATCCAGACGAAATCGATAGATTCCTTAAAGAGAGCGATAACCGCCGCACAACAGAGGCTTTAAATGTTGAACCTCTTCGTTTTTTCGTAGCCAAGTCAAAAGGTGAAGATTTAATTCCGGTAAGAGCGCATTACCGCAGGATACATAAACGAGCATCAGGCCAAACCGATATTCAAGGCGGTGAATAAATGGCACGAAGGCGAATGATAGTCCCAGAAATATGGCAGAGTGAAAGTTTCGCTCAACTCTCCATATTGGCAAAACTGGTGTTTATTGGATTGTTTTCAAACGCAGACGACGAAGGCCGAGGAATAGCGAATCCGGTATATATCAAGTCCATACTGTTCCCTTATGACGATGGAATGCGGGTCATCGACATAGAGAAAGCCCTATCGGAGATAGGTCAGTTCATGTCCGTGACGCTGTACACTCATGACGGAAGAAAATACTATGCGCTTGATAACTGGAAAAAATCGCAGACTATAGACCGGCCCAAACCGTCAAAGCTCCCGCCGCCAACAGACGAAAAATCAATCTCCGACGAATCACCGAAAGATCGGCGACAAGTCGATGATCTTTCTCCCTCTAAAAAGAAAGGAAAAGAAGAGGAAGAGAAAGAAAAATTAAAGGAAGTAGAAACTGACCTTTTTTGTGATTTTTCTGAGCCTATGCAGGAGACATTGCGGGAATGGCTGAAATACAAAGCGGAACGCCGGGAAAGCTATAAGCCCACCGGCTTAAAAAAGCTTATTGCCGAAGTGAAAGGCAAACTCTCTTTGTACCAGGAGACAGCGGTTATTTCCCTGATCGACGAGTGTATGGCTAACGGCTGGCGTGGAATTATCTGGGATAAATTGAACAAGAAAGGAGGCTTTTCCAATGTTCGAAAATCTGCTCAGGAAAGCCCCTCCGGAGGTACGGCGGAAGCTTCAAAACAGAAATACGGAAATTACATTTGAGGATATCCAGGAACGGCGTATTCAGATCATGAACGAAGTTAAAGGAACCCTAACTGGGTATGACTGCCCTATCTGTAAAAACAAAGGCGTGATACATTATCTTAAGGACGGATACGAATTTGCAAAACCCTGTGAGTGTATGAAGCTTCGGGATAGTTTAAGGAGAATCCGACAAAGCGGCCTGGGTGACCTATTGAGCGAATATACCTTCGATAAGTTTCAGACGGAATCCCCCTGGCAGGAGGCTGTCAAAAACAG